TATCTTTACTGCCAACATACTTTATCTTGCTGGCCACGGACTCATTGAGGCAAGACTCAGCAATGAAATAGGTAGACGACTTCCTTCAGTAGTCGATTCATTTACAAAGATAACTAGCAGGGGGATCGACTTTATTCGCGACGATGGCGGCCTTGGGGCAATTCTCAATGTCCAAACCATTAAGTTCCATCGTGATGCTGTCGTCGTGCTGGAAGACCTCATCGCAATATCGAACATGAACGATGAGCAGAAGGAAAAGGCCAAGTCGACTCTTGGTGAAATGTCGACGGAAGCACTTAAAGCCGTGGTGCAAACGGCTACTACAGCCCTTCTGACCTTGTAGCCAAGAGAGTTTCAGGAAGCAAAAAACCCGCCGGATGGCGGGTTATTCAAGATATGTTTCAGTTGGCAGCCGAAAGGGGGGATGAGCTGAATAATCGACAAGCTTAACAGAATCCACCTCTTTGCGACTGTAATGAACAACATACTCTGATGTCATATCACCGTGCTGCTTAGTCGTATCATATTGAATAATTCCGATATGATAATGCCATAAGCAATGAAGATGTACGTATCTCACCTTTTGCACAAACTGAGGATCGTCCTTATCAACATCTTCAGAATACTTATTGCGCCCCGGAAGATTAGCAAACCCCTCATCACGCACTTGTTGTGCAAAAGAAAGAATCTTTGTTCTATCTGGCTTAGGGTATTGCTGAAGCTCTTTAAGGAATTGTTTTCCAAAAGCTACATTCATTCAAGATTCAACCCCATGAGCCAAGCATCAAGATCCTCAACAGAATGCAAATCAGATGGCATTAAAACCTCTTCACACTCAACGCTGGAAGCCATTTTGGCAAGGTCAAAATTGAATCCACAGGACTTCCTGCTGATAACAAAACCTGTAATCGCACCAGTACCAACAACTTCAGTACGAGATATAGTCGACGCAACAACTCGACGGACCTGCGATCTGGAACCCATGCCTGTAAAGCGGTCGATGGTGGTGCCAGAGAAGGTTATTGCATGAGTCATTTTCCTCCTCCTTGAATTTTTAGTGCTGAGCCAAGAGCTTCATACAAAGCTTTTGCCCTATTCTCAGCCAATGTTATAGAAGCTACTTTTTTCATGGAAAGCTGAGATGAGCTAGGCTGTCCATTGTCATCGAAATATGGCGTAATAAAATCACGCATAAAACAAATATTTACAAGACTTCCGCTTTGAGATTCATAGGTTGTTATCGATGCAATCTCAGCAAAGACGTCGATGAAGTTTTCAGCCTCTTCGACAAATTTTGCTTTTTTAGCGATAGCCATTGAATCACTCATTCTCACATTCCCTTCAAGCCATAGAGCATACTAATTGAGCTTGAGTTTATTACCTCAAAGGTAATCCTTCAACCTTTGGTTGAATCTAACGCGCTCATAATGGCCTTAGAAATCGCCCAAAAACACCCAAAATCACCGTGTACCAGGATGCGTCTTTAATCATCGCCTCTTGTAGCGCTTCTTGCTTCGTTTTAAGGGGCATCAAAACTCTCGACATTTTGTGCGATATCATGCTGAGGTCACATAACGTATCGTTTTGGTGCCAAACCCCCATCTAAATATGCTAACCATTCTGCCCCGACTGCATCATCGCCTGCCTGCGCTTGCGGCGGGCGAAGTAGCCATCAGCGGCGCTGTCGTACTCTTCCTTCGTAAACCCTTTCTGCTCAGGGTATTTGGCGATGAGCATGAGCTGAAACTCGGTCATCGTTAGCTGTCCGGCTTCTTCCTTGCTGATACCGAAATGGTTGCGAGCCGCGATGATGTAATCTGCCGCCCGAAACTCGCTCGTAGTATCGCTGGTCTCATGGCGCTGAAGCTTTCGCACCTTCGCTTTGCCGATAATGCCGTGCATAATGAGACTCTGTGCCACGATTACCATTTCCTGCGGCGGCATAGCTCCCGGCCTCCAGACAAAGCTACGCTTGCGGCCTTTTCCTGGTTTCATCCAGCCAATCAGCTCTCCCGTATCGTCATCACAACAAGCTGAAAGGACGGTATGCGCTGCCATTAGCACTTTACGTGTAAGCAATCCACTTTGAATGTAGTGTGTGACACAGGCGGGAAACCTGTCGTACTCATTGTGAAGGTAGGCCTCTACGGCACGCTGCAGGAGCGGAGTCGCCTCGTCTGTATATAGGTCATGGAACACCTGAACTATTTCGCCAGGCTCACCTATTCTGGACATGGCCAGCAGTGACGGGAGGAAGAAATAATCCTTGCCTCCGGCTGTAATCAGGCATTCGCCAAACTCTTTTACTGGTGTCATCTTTCCCCCATAAACAAAATCAAGGGCAGAAATTCTGCCCTTTGGTTTGCCTACACGGTGACGGTTACAGTGTGGGTGGCAGTGAACGAGCCATCGTCGGTAGTGACAGTAATAACCGCGGTGCCGGCTGTTGCGCCGGAGGGTGCGGATACGGTAACCGTATTACCAGAAAACGCCACGGTCGCACGCGCTGGAACTGAAGATGACACGGTGAAAACTTTGTCATCAGCATCTGCAGGCGCAATCGCCACAGTAAATGTGGTGCTTGCACCGGCCGCGATCGTACTGGTAGTCGGCGCAACAGTAACGCCAGTAACAGGAATGCCGTCGTCAGCTTCAGTGATCTGGAAGGTGTTGCCATCTGCCAGTTTGAACTCAAGACTGTAGGTGACAATTTCCTTCACGCCACCGCCATCACTGGTACCAGTAGGAACCATATAGCCAATATGGTAGTAATCCCCCCAATGGAATCGCATCCATACCGTCGGCTGGCGACGTGCGCGTACCTCATCGACGATGTACTTAACAAATTGCTGAACACCGAACTCGTCAGTGCGGTCCTTAACGCGAACTTCACCTTCGATGGAGTATGTCGGGTCCAGGTTGGCGATCAGGTTTGAACTGAACCCGCCATTGTCCGCATCAGACGTCAGCGCTTCCGGGCTCATATCCCATGTAGCCGTTGTTGGCAGGCCCATAAGCTTCCAGTCACCTTCTGCTGGTACCTGGGCTGCACATCCGTAAGCCAGTTCCAGTGTCTTAGCGCGACCAATCAGTTGTTCGTTATTGGAGCAGCCTTGCATCGTTGCTTACCTCACTTCAGATAATAAAAAAGGCCGCTCCAGGCGACCTTGTGTGATTTGGTTGGTGCTACCCACCGAAGAGGCAGGCGAATTGCAGGCGCCACACCATGCGCCCTTCGGTAGTCATTACCGGAGACGGGATGCCGCCCATATTGGAGATTTGCCCAAGGCAAGGATTCGTCATCGGGTTCTGCTTCACGTAGTCGATGATGGCCTGGACGTCAGTTTCTGATTTAGCGTAATCGCCAACAGATTTACCGGTAATCACATCAACCAGGACGTAATAATCAGCTGCCATATCCCGATCTATCGCCGATCCGCCGTTAGGGCGGAACACGATGAACCGATCAGCCAGTTTTCCGGTATCGGTCCACGCCAGAGATTGAACGGTGTATCCAGCTGTTAGCCCGGCATCAACGAGGAAGTTGCGAACACGCTTATACATTGGAGGGTTCACAGGGATAGCTCCTTCTTGATTACCGCATCAATCGCGTCACGCTCTTCATCGAATCCCTTCTTAAGGAATTGAGGTTCGCCGTGCGGGTCCCAGTAATTACCCTTCCCTGAACCTCCGCCAAATTCGGTACCGGCTCTCGTCTTCCCGAAATGAGCGCGCGGCTGCCCTTTTAATTTTCCGGACATAGCGTGCACAAAAGCAGCGTAATTTGCAGAGTATCCAACCCTTCCCGTAACTTTCGTACCGTTCACGTTAATTTCCCGGAACTGGCTATTCAGAAGCGTTGATGTGTCAATAGGCGTGTAATAGGCCGCCCGGGTGCTACCTAAAATAAGCGCCGACTGAATAGCACGCACAACCTTACGTCCCTTGATATCACCGATAATGCGGTCAAGATTTGCTTTGACTTGCTCTACACCGCGCACCTTCACACCCATACCTACACTCCCGTCAGAATTGCAAAGTCATCTGCAATGCGTTCAAACGTGTCGGCATAGCGAATAACCTGGCGTACCTCGTCGGCGCTGGCGTTTACCGGGTCCGGATCAGTTGACTGGCCAATCAGCAGGTAATCACCTGCCGCTGCCTGCGCATATTCAGTCCAGACGGTATTCTTCACAACAATCTCAGCCCCGAGGCTACCGATGCGCTTCGAAAGTCCCCCCTCGTAATCGCAGAGAATTAACTCAGGAGGCGAGAAGCCGAGCGAGTCACCGTATTCATCGTTTCCGAGATTGCGCCAGATTGTCGCCGTCGCGGTATATGACCAGTTGGCTACCGATGACATACCCTACTCCCTCCATCGCAGCACGATTGCGCCTGTAGCCTGTATGCGAGGGCAGTTAATCATCCACTGCCCGGTGCCGTTAACGTAGGCCGTCGTTTGCTGGCCGGTATCGGTGATCACCCACACCCGGGTAAACGTCCGCGGTAGCCGTTGCTGAACTGAAACCCACGCCATCAGCAGCCACCGACCACGAGAAACAGACCAACCTTTTGACCAACGTCGATCGGCAACTCCGAGGTGCATCCGGATTTATCCAGCGCCTGCAGCGCATCACGCATGTTGAGAACGTTGTCACCGTAATCAAACGAACGTGACGCGCCAGATGGTGCACCCTGCGACTTAATCCGTTGCGTATAAGCCGTCAGGGCCATCAAGGTAACTGCGTAAACCTGAATCAGCATCTGGTCGCACTCGTCGTACGCGGCTCCATCTAAGCACGCCTGAATAGTCGACAGCTTGCAAAGGTAGGCGTCAATCATGAAGTCGGGAACAGTGGTATAGCCGAGCGCAGACAACTGCTGTTTGACCTGCTCGGCGGTTATCTGCACTACGGCCATAGTTATTTCGCCTTTTTCTTGCTGGCAGGTTCGTCCTGCTGCTCTGCCTGCTCTGCCTGCTCTGCCTGCTCTGCAGGCTCTGCAGGCTCTGCAGGCTCTGCAGGCTCTGCAGGCTCTGCAGGCTCTGCAGGCTCTGCAGCATCATCACCAGGCGTAGCCACTTCAAGCGCCTGATCGTCATCAGTGACGATTTCAACCAGACCAGCGGCGGCCCAACGCTTAGCGACATCGCCGCTTACCGAAACCTGCGCACCAACCTCCAGCTTCTGGAGATTGGCACCGGAAAGCAGATTGTCTCGAACCACTTTTACCAGTGCCATATTTGCCCCTTAGCTGTGTGCGTAGATAACGGATTTGCGATTGTTGATGTCAGTCTTAACCATCAGGCCCATTGCACCCCAGGTGCGCCAGATGTAGTCGCTGTTATAGAACTGACGAGGGTCTGCAACGGTGCCGACAGCCTGCCCAACAATCGGAGCGATAACACCAGCGGTAAGAGGAACAATCAGGATCTGGTTACCGGTCAACTGCGCATCTTCTTTGATGGCAGCAATACCGGAGAGCTTCAACAGCTCCAGCAGGATGGTGTCAGACTGGTAGTTATCGCTGAAGTAACGTTCCAGGTTGGTGATGATCTGCCCGGAAACATACCAGGTCTGCTGCGCATACTGCAGGTTGGTCAGTTTCATCACGTCACGCAGTGCGATGGCCGCGTTGCGAATTTGCTCCGCCGTTGCGCTGGCGCTGGTGAAGTCGATATTCAGGCCGGAAGCACTGAGATCGACAACCTGTACGCGCTCATCGGCTTTGACGCCCTTCCAGGTCTTGCCATCGAAGGCGATATAGTTGCCGGCAGCATCGCGGAACCCGTTGAAGACGTAATCCACGTACTGGCGACGAACATCATCAACAGAGCCGCGCTGAGCATCAGCCAGAGAAGCCAGAGCCGAACCTTTGTTGAAAATAGGGTCACGCCACTGGAATTTGAAGCCAGAATCGTGGATCGGAACCATCGTACCGTCGAAGGTGTACGCGCGCGCATCCAGCGCCGCACCAATCTGGCCGGACATGGAGGTATGCGCCCAGCCGCGGCCTCCGGTGCGAGCGTACTCGTACACGGACTCTTCAAGACGGACAGAGCGGGACAGCGGGATCAGGTCGTTAAGCAGAGTGAACTCGGTGGTGGGCTCAAACTCAGCCAGTACGGTCTGGTCGTAGGCACGATACAGTCGACGGATATCGTCGACGGCATTCGTTGCGTCCAGTGCCGGAGCGTTCGCCGCATCACCACGCCAGCGAGTGCGGGATACGAAATCAGCTACGGCCTGTGCGCTCATGTTTCGCGCCAGTTGCAGCTCGTTAAACTGCGCCTGGTTCGCGTCGAGGTTGCCCGTCTCGGTCGCGCGTCGGGTGGAAAATACAAACATTCAGTCTCTCCTTACTTAATGACAACGCGCAGTAGATCGCCTGCTGTCGCAATGGTGGTAGAGCGATCCTCTTCGACATAAGCACGGGTTGATTCGCCAGTAGCTTTTGCCTTCACTCGACCATTAACGATCGAGAGAGGTTGGCCCTTCGTATAGGTTCCGGCAGCTGCTGGCACGTTAAAGAACACGCCAGGCGTAGGATGCATCGCCACTACCCAGTCCCCGGCTGCGATGGTGTCATCCACCGTTTTACAGCGCAGATAGTCGTAGTTGGCGACATACAGAATGGCGTCCTCATTACCATCAGCCGACGCAGTAAATTTCTTCGTGGTGTTATCGAAGAAGCCAACCGTACCTGGTTTGGTATCTGCCGCCGCCGCACCTTCACGATTCAATTGCGGATTCGGGAAGATACCGCCCGCGTGAATTACGTGTTTTCCGTCTTTAGCCATTTTTTACTCCGGCATTTCGCTGAAAGAATCGTTGTTGTTGACCTGGCGGAATGCACCATTCAGGCCGGTAGAGGTCTGGCACTGAGCAAACAGGCCATCAAGGGCAGCGCCGTCGAGGGCATTCACAGCGAGGTCGTCCAGGCCAAATTTCGCTTTTACGACAGCGCGTTTTTCGCCCTTCTCTTTGTCAGAGTTGGCAGTCAGGCCGGATTCAATCGAGTTCAGCTTCTCGGCAAACGGCGCGAACCATGCCGGTGCTTCTTCGCTGTTGCTGGCCTGTTCTTTTTTCTTAGGCTTGCCGGTTGCCGGGTCGATTTCTTCCCCGCCTTCTTTCTTGGCTACCGCCTTCTCTGCCGCTAACTGGTTGTAAGCGTCCATCAGCTCGGCATCGGACTTGCCTTCAGTCGGCTTACCCGCGGCTTGCAGCGCATTGATAATCAGTTCTTTCATCGGATCGTTCTCTCCGTTGGTTTTAATCTCGTACTCAATGGGTTTGCGCACGACTTCTACAGGTTCGCCGACGAACACGGCTTTGCCGTCGTCATCGATGAGATACTTTTGTTTGAAATATTTGGCTTCATCGCGGTAGATGAAGCTGTCAGGCCACACGGACTCTGGCCACAGCCACTTATCGTCGGGACTGCCTTCGTGGAGCTTGTCGCTGATAGCGCGCTGGATATCGTCGAAAGAGAAATTCGAGGCGTTGGTAAAAAAGAACTTCGTTTTGTTGATCAGTCCTTCGCGTGTGCAGTCAGAGGCTTCAGAGAGTAATGCGACTTCGATCTCCACCTCTTCGCCTTCAGAGTTCACGAAGATACCGACCCCTTCGGCCGGCGTTCCGGCGCCCGGCTCATCGAGCAGCACCGCGACATGGTCAAACATCATGTTGGTGGCGATTTCGTTGTACTTTTTACCCTTTGACTCGCCATTGGCGGCGATGCCGGAGTACAGCAGGCCGGTGGAGATGTGGATAGGCTCGGAGTTAGTACCGGCCATCATCTCATCCAGACGGTTAATCAGACGCTTGCCCTTCTCACTGGATTCGGCATATTGGCGATTTACGTACATGTCGCCAGTCACCTTTCCGCCTTTGTGGTTGACGTCCTGCAGCCAGGCCCCAACGTGGTACTCGTTGACCGCCCGGACATCTCGCGCCGACACATGCTTGCCGTCCACCTTCGGGTGGCCCAGCGGCATCGGGTTACGCTCCAGCGTGTTGTAGGCCTTTTCGATTTCTGCTGCCGGGTACAACTTCCGGTTCATCACAATATCGTCCACGACAGGCGTGATGCCGCGAACCACGATATGTGGCTTGCCGTCGATGGTTTCAGTTGTGATGTTTGAAGCGGAGTTGACGACGGTCAGCACGTTAACGCGATTGCGTTTCATGCTGGGTCCTCATTGGTGGATTTCTGGCAATAAAAAAGGCCGCCAGAGCGACCTTATAAAATTACGATAGCTAAATCTTGCCCTTCGCTGCAGTTACAATCCCGTTAAATTCAGCA